TTATATTTATAACGAAAACCTGATCTATCTGATATAGCGTAAGCGTGTTTACCTTGTGCAAATCGAGCCATCAGGAACTCCTAAAATATTCATACTGAGGAACTACATTAAAAGAAGCTCTATCTCTGTCCTCAGTCATCGCGCGTTGAAACTCCTCTTCGTAGACTGCTTTTAGCATCTGGGTTCTGTTAGGCGCTCTTTTCATACTTATGTAATAAGCTAGTCCTGCTGCCAAACATGGAAAGAACCGAAAGGGCATATCCATCGTATTAATAAAGGTGTCAGCATCATCCATACGTGTTAGTGCATCAAAGATGATAGTGTCTGTGCTGTTTTCTGGAGTAGGCCATATTTTTAATACAGGAGTAATCTGCCTATCCAAAAAGAATTGATTAGGTCGTCCTGTTGTACTTTTGGTTGGTATGCCCAAATATGTGGACCTGCTTATTCGCTCCATAGCAAAATCTGTGCTACTACGCCTTACAACAACAGAAAGTATATCAATCACATTTGTATTCAGATTATATGTCGCTGTACCAGAGGTAAGTGCTTGTGTGGTTTGTGTTATAGTCCACTGATTAAGACCACGATTAGCCCACTCGGCTAACATAAGATTTAAAGAACGCTTGGCAGATTTAAGATCGTAACCCGTTCTGACCTCTAAACCACAACGTTCAAACGCCTCTTCGATGTACTCTGCAACGTCGAGTTCGAAGTCTGTGCTATCTGATACGGCCATTTACTCATCCTTGTTTGCATACATATTATCAAAAATTTGATTTACGTCCAACACATAATCTAAATCAGACTTTGAGTAATGTATATGCTGCGATGGTTTAAAGTCCGGCGGACCCTCCCCCGTCTCAAACCATGCGGGATGAGTAACACGAACACGGTTGTTTGGCAAGGCTACAATATTACCGGTGTAGTCGCCGGCATCTAGTAAGGTCAGAACATGACTTTGTTTATGCTGTGCAGGGTCATCCGCTATCTCGCTGTCTGTATAATCTACAGTAAAATGATATTTAGCAGGATAAAACTCCCCTCCTATCTTTGCCATCCATGGACACGGAGTTGCTCTTTCTAACGTATATACAGCGTGATGATGCGAAGCACAGTCCCAAGGCTGTGCTAAATATGTCTCCATAGGGTCGGGCCAACCTTCAAAGTCAAAATCGCCAACAAGCGCTGTAATAGGCATACGAGCCCACATAGCACCACCGTGCACATTAGGCTCATCGTCATCATTCTCACACCCAGTAAATATTACTTGAAAAGACAAACACCTGTTCGGCATTGTCGTGACAGCAATAGCCATTGCGTGCAAAAACTCCCCATGATACTTCTCATGGTTGTGTGTATATTCTCTACGCACCCAACATTTAAAATGCGGGATGTTACTCTGTAAATACGGCAAATTTAGGCCTTTTTAGTATCCTTAACTAATTTCATTCCTTTTTTCTTCGCTTCGGCCCGTAGTTGTGCAACGGTCATTGTCTTTTTAGCTGCCCCACCTTTACTCATCATTCGAGGCTTGACATTACCGCCTTTCTTCATCATACGAGGCTTAACGTTACCGCCTTTTTTCATCATACGAGGCTTAACGTTACCACCTTTTTTCATCATACGAGGCTTTACTTTGCCGCCTCTTTTCATCGCATATGTTTTCTTTTTTCTCATAAGTTTTCTCCTAAGTATACAAAGTTTTCTTACGTCTGTTGGACATGACTGCCCCACACCCTCGTGCGATAAATCGTTTACCTTTTAAATTTACATCATCTTTTTCTACTTTACCACCTTTATCGTAACCTAAAGGCAATCCTTGAAGCTTTTTTCCTGTAACAGTAAACGTGTCTCTAACTCTCCTGCTCACATTTTTAAGCGGTATTGTTCTATCTAAAAACTGTGAATAACTTATCTTCTTACTTGTATAATCATCAATGGCCTTGATGTATTTTCTTTCATCTCCAGTATATGCTTGTCTTGCGCCCATTACCGTATATACCCTCCGTTACCTAAACGTACCACTGCCTGCTTTGTATTCTTAACTACTGTCTTACCTTTTGCACCGGCTTTTTTCTTTTTCTTTGCAGTCGCCGCACGCTCTTTCTTACTCAAGGATTGTGCTTTACTACGAGGTAAACATCTGTCCGGGTTCTTCTTATCCTTAGAGGTGCCGCACTTACCCTTGATTTTACCGTCCGTGCCAATTCGAACCCAGTCTTGTTTAAGCCATTTTTTAAGTTCGCCCATTAGCGACCCTTTCTTTTTCCGCCTTTTGATTTCTTAGCATAATTTGGATCTTTACAATATTTACTCGCAGCTAAATTTGCATAAGCGCTTGGATATGTATCAAAAGTGCGCTTTGCCCATGCCTTACCTTCAGGACAAATCTTACCACCCTTTTTCATTTTGACAACACCACCTTTAGCCATCTTTACTACAGGACACGCTCCGCGCCCTAGATTTACCTTACTTCTTGATTGCGGCCTGTTCATACTTTGCACTCCTTTTAATAAAGTCTTCCCATAAAGGTTTTAACATTGCGTTGTTTTGTTCTATTTTAACAGACATTACAGCTATTTCTTTGTCCACATTAATAAGGGTCACAGTCATCCACGTAATAGCGCCAAGAGACATTGTGGTAATCCCACCAACAAAAGCTTGTTTAATTAACATCGCCATCTTCTCCTCGCTTGTCTTAAACGACTATTTGGGTTTTTAGCCGCTTTTGGAAACTTCTTCATCTGTCCGGCGCTTCGTGCACAAAAAGACTTACGCCTTGCTTTTTCTTTAGCTGTTAGATTCTTCTTTTTCGTAACAGCCGTTTTTAACTTACTTCCCGGATTGTCGCGTCTGTATTTAGCAACACCGGCTTTAGTCATTCCCGCCCCAGATTTAGTGGAGCGGAAATACTTTTTGGTTTTAGGCGGTTGCTTGTCTCGCCTAGTTTTAGTCATAATTCTTACGCATCATTAAGATGACGGTATACGTGTCTGCACTAGAATGTCCAACTGTTGTAAAATCAATGTCTCCAGTCACGCCGGACCCCGCATTGTTTTTAAGACCACCAAACTCACTATAGTCGTGGTGACCACTTTGGTTTTCACCTAGCTCTATAATAAAAGCATCTGATGTAGCATCAAAAAACATCCTAACTTTCATGCCAATACACTGCCACCATATCTTATCTATAGTAACAGATGTACAAGTTTGACCATGCCCGTTAGTGTTTAAAGCGCTAACATCAACCTTCTTTACAGCAGATTCACCGGTTCCATCTGAAATGTTCGTAAACTTCATCACAAGGGTTTTGTCGTTATCGACAAGCGTTTGTGAGGTTACTGCATCAGCCATGTTACCCTCCTAGAATACTGAGTATTCTAATTCTACTGTAAATCTTCCCGCAGTTGCATCTGCATTAAGTGTTGTAGTAGCGGCTGCATACAGATTTTTACTTGCAATCGGTGCCGTAACATTTGGTTCAAACACGTGAAAATTACCGGCAGAATTATTGAAGTTTATATCAACCTCTGTAACAGACAGAGCTGCGGACAGCGTAGGTGAAAAAGCTGTCACACCTGCCCCCACAATTTCTGTACCTGAAGAAACCGCTGCGTTAGTAGCTGTGCCAGAGGTAGCACTTAATTGAAGTGATCCAACAAGTGTTTGACCTGCGGCAGTAGTAATACCCACAACAGCCTTATGTATAAAAAACTTAGTCGCTGTTACAAGATCGTCAGGATGGTCTGTGTTAAGAGTTCCTAATTCAACTAGAACATCCCCGTCAGCATACGCTGAACTTGTGTCTGTTCCGGCTAGAGTACCTACAAATGTTTGTATTTTTCTGGTTCCTAAAGAAATAAGCTGACCAGTTGAATTTATAGAAAAACCTGTTTCTGTAAAAGCACCCGTAGCGCTTGCTTTATTTACTGCTTTGAAACCTCCGGTCGCACGTACTGGACCGGAAAAAGTTGAGTTGCCCATGTTTATCTCCTTGTCTTGGCAATGTCAGTCACACCATGTGACTGTCAAGGTAGTTTAATTATACACAAAAAAAAGAGGGCGACAAGAGCCGCCCTCAATTATTTAGGTTTTGAAGGAAATATTATGCGCCCGGCGTACCGAACACACAACGCCAATCTGAAACTCCAAAGCTATAACGCTCTCTAGCCTTGAACCTCATATTGCCGGTGTCAAAGTCACCTTCCATGGCTGTTTTAATCGGTGCACGATTAAAGTATTTAAAGCCATTCGGTGCATCTGTTTTGATGAAGAACGCATCCGTATCTGTCAAGAAATGGTTTACTACAGCACCTTGTGGTAGCATACCCATGTTATTGATAGCGTTTGCGTCATTATCAGATGTTCCTACTCTAAGATTAGAGTTCAACACTCTTTCAGCTACAAACTGAAGCTCTTTTGGTATGATAAGCTTCATACCTCTAACAGCAATCTTTAGACCTCTCTCGTCGGTTAGACCGGCGATGTCAATCAACATCTGCTCCAATGAAGTTTCATTAAGGTCGGCAGCCACAGAAAGAAGGTTTCTTTGGTTACCGTTTAATGATGGATGTGAAGATGAACACAATGCAGCTCCGTCACCAATCGCATTGCTTGAACTAAACGCATTGTTCAGGATCGCAGCAGCTTTAATCTGCTTTGTCTGAGCCATGGATCTAGCCAAAGCTTTTGTGTATCGGGACGCTAATCTGTCATAAAGATTATCTTCAATAGCTTCCTCTGTAATAGCGAAAGCTAGAGCGATTGTCTCGTGAGTATAGCGTGCTGTGAAGGTTTCCTGCGCAGAGTCAAAGGAAACAGTGCTTCCTTCTTCTTTTGTTGGCGCAGTGCTGAAACCTGCAAGCATTACTTCCTCTTCAAACGCTCTGTCCGAAGACTCTTCGTCAAAGATTTCCGCGTGCTCATTTTCGTATCTGTCGTACTCAAGACCAAATAAGGCGTTAAGTCCGGGTTCTAGCTCTTTTGCTAGTTGGGCTCTACTAATTGCAGACATAACTTAACCTCCTTATATACCGGTGTTCGCTGCGGTGCCTACGGCGGCAGCAAAACCAGAGTTGAATGGAGCGTTTAATCGCACTATGTACTGATGACCAACAGCAGAATAATCCGTATTGCCTTCGTCTTCGTAAAGACCAACAATACGAACATCTAATCCTGCGGTTGTTGCGGCTGTGCTGATATCAAGCATATCTGTGGATCTACCTGTGTTGGTAGAGCCATCGTTTACACTTGCCATATCACAGTTAGCAAAAACATCAGCTAGAGCAGTCGCTCGATTAGTGTTTGTTCCATCAGCAACTACAGTATATAGCTGCATTGGATTGTCATATACAAATGCCTTGATAGGGAAGTTTGTATCGACGCTTACGTTGTTACTACCCGGCCAGTAGTTTTTAAAAGTTGTTTTCTTTGTGCCAGAGTCAACAAAT